ACCGTCAAAAGTATTTGCATACGGGTCGTCTCCGAATACTGTTTGCTTTGTGTAGGTAGCCTTAGCGCCTGTTATAGTAGAGTAGCTTGACTCTGGCTCTCCCCAATCGGAGTCGTTAGCATCCATTATCATGTAAATAATAGACGTATCAGAACCGCCGTCGTAGTCCCAGTAAAAGCGCCTTGTCTCTGTAAGGCCAGGAGGTGCAAATATATAAGCAGATGTAAAATTAACCCTTAGAATACACCACATATGCGCTGGTTTCGTAGCGTATATAATATCGTAGAGCATAGACCTGTATGATAGTGGTAGATCTAATGGGTTGCCAAATTCATCTTCTAAAATATAAATCATGGGCCAGAAATCGGAATCGGAAGGTATTAAACCACCGGCCTGCGCGGGGTCCTCGAAATAGTTAAAGGACCCGCCGTTTATGAGTAGTTGGTTATCAGGTTCGGCTATTGGAAAACCGTCGCCGTACTGTACGCGCCCGTACATAGATAATAAGTTACCGTAGAAAGCTTGCCCGTCTAGGATGAAATACCCAAAAGGGTTTTCACCAGGAGCTAGGGGCCTAGCTACAAGGTCGATACCTGATAAAGCGAAAATGAATTCCATATTATCAGACTGCATAGAGCCTTGGGTAACCATGGCCCAGCGCCCGTCTAAACGGTTTCTTCTATCGGTCTCGTTTAACTCTGGCGCGTCGGGTAGTGCAAATTCAAACTCCCATTCAGGGATGTATTGAGTCGTTTGAGGGAATAAAGCACTTCCTAGCCTATAAGCTTTATCACGTAGCCTGGTAAACTCCTCAGAAAGGCCAGCGAGTAGCTGACTCATATACCCATCGGTTTTACCCTGCCATGCGAAGCCGTACGGCATAAGGTTTTGTAGCATTTTTTTAACTACATTCATGGACTATCACCTAATGGCAAAGTAGACATAAGGCCTACGTTTGGAACTTTTTCAACGCCCCAACCTTCTGGGGGTATCATTTGTAAAAACTCGCTTTTGCTTTCTGTATGCTCGGACCTAAGTACCCCGGACCCCGCGCCACCAAATTTTGCTTGGGTTGTAGCTGGGGTAGTGAGCGTCGGCTTTATCTCGCCAAAAGTGGCGTCAGGGTTAAACCCTACAGCGCTTTTAACACCGCCGCTAATCCACTCCCAGGCGCTTTTAGCCGCGTTTTTTACCGTATCAAAGTTCTCGATTAGAAGTATAACACCTGCAGTAAGTGCGGCTATTCCTATAATGGCTAGGCCGATAGGGTTAGCTGACATTACAAAGTTAAAAGCGCCCTGCGCTACCGCAGCTATTTTAGTAGCAATCGCTACCGCTTTGACGCCGGCGCTGTATATGGCTAAACCGACTAGCTGCCCCCTTAATAAGAGCATACTAGCCTGGGTAATGACCATAGACGCTACCATTGCACCTTTGTATATAAGCCAAGCGCCGCCTGCCCATTTAATAGCGGTAGCTAGCCACCCTAGACTAGTGGCTATTTCTGTTACCCCGGCGACGGTATTTTTAAAATTAGTATTTAAACCGTCTAACATCGTTTGTACTTTACCAATGCCCGATTCAATTTTGGGGCCGAATACATCGAAGAATTTTAGACCGAGCTCTATAGCGGTAGACTGAAGCTTTAAAAGCCTGTTTTGTAGACTTTTACGCATGGACTCTGCTAATTGCTTAATAGCCCCGTCCGAGCGTAGTAGAACGCCTCGATACTCTTCAAGAGACTCTTTGCCCTCGTTTAAAAGAATATTAACAGAAGTCATTGCCCTAGCGCCGAAAACGGTTGTTATAGCGGCTGAGCGTTCAGCGGTACCTTTACCTTTCAAAGCTACCTCGAATTGTCCAAGGATGCCTATCATGTCTAGAAAATTACCCTTGGAGTCTCTAGTTTTTATGCCTAGGCTATCGATAACGTCGCCGGCTTCGCCAGTTGGTTTTGCTAATCTAATGACCATATTTCTTAGCGCGGTACCTGCCTCAGCGCCTTTTTTACCGGCGTTAGCAAGTTTTCCCGTCAATGCTAGGAAAGTCTCCATAGATTGACCGGCGTTAGTGAAGTCGGGAGCTCCTTTTACAATCGATTCAAACATGGTTTCTAAATCCGTGTTCGTAGTAGTGGCTGTTTTAGCCATTCTATCCATTACACGATTGAAGTTTATACCTAATTGCGCTGTATCAGTCGTATTAAGGTTAAACGCGCCAAGTGTGTCACTGGCGATATCTGCAGCTCTAGCGAAATCGGACTGTGCGCCGGTGGCTAAGTCTGTAACGCCTGGTAGCAATGCCATTGACTGTACAGCACTAAAACCAGCTTTTGCAAGGAAGTCGAGACCGTCGGCGGCCTGGGCAGCTGAAAATTCAGTGGTAGCGCCTACCTGGCGGGCTACTTTTCCTATCTGGGCAAAGCCAGCGGTGCCCCTAGCAAAAGCGGGGCCGAATTTAGCGCCTGCAGCGGTGGCGGCGTGGTCAAAACGTATCATTTCACGGGTAGCAACGCCTATTCCGAGGGATGCCATACCTATACCTCTTGATACCAGCTGAGCGCCTAGAATGCCTTTGAAAACGCCGCCCGTTACACTTGCCGTTTTCCTAGCCCGCTTTTCTAACATTCGAAGCTTAGACCGAGTAGAGTCAATAGCAACGCCTACTTCGTTTTTACCTACGAGAAAATTAGTATATAACGGTAGGCCTTTAATCGGCATTGCCTTGCTCCTTGTAAACGCGCTCTTCGGACTCAGCTAGAAGTAGCGCAGCCTCATGGTCTAACTGAAGATCCCCAAAAGTCTTAGCCTTAAAGTACTCCGAAGGGTAGCCGTGGAAGCGGGCACATACTTCCACAACCATAGCCTTTAATTTGCTAAAAAAAACCTACATCCAATATGAAACAATAATGTCTTATCCTTAATTGGGATAACCTCACTATGCTCTGAAGGAATGCCAAGTAAAATACAAGCTAGCTTTTCGATTACCCCCGGCAAAGGTTGCCCGGTCTCAACGCTCTGAAAATCTTCTATTTTAATTTCGTTATCCTTTAGACTTTTGGAGTCAGGAAACTGAAGCGTAAAAGTTTTTCTAGGGTCTCCTCCTATTTTTACACTATGAAAAAGCTCATATGCTATGCCGTCTTTTTCGAGAGACATACCACCCATCATTATTTTATCAATGAATAGGTTTACGTGTTCCTCTTGTAGCCTGGCCACCTGATAACGCTCCATCATCTTTTTAAGGACTTTGATAGCGTTATCCTGGCTAATTTTAGGTTCTAATGTTAACTCGCCTAGTATCATAACTTGACAAACTCCCCAGTACCGTTAGCGGCGTAAAAATCGACTGCAAATTTTCCTTCAGCCGATGTAAAAGGGCCGTCGTCAGATATAATCGGCTTAACCGGGGCACTCCATTTCTCACCAGAAGCTAACTCGAAAAGAGCGTCAAGGTTAGACCTTACTCCGCTCTTAACCATGTCTATCAAGTCCTCTAGGTCATCAGTGTCACCCGCTCTAAGAGTGATACCCTTGAAAAAGCCAACGGTGTTTTTAATCTTAGCCGTACCGCCTACGTTATCGTTAAGATACTCAGCGTTGTGGATGCCGCCGGCCCAGAAATTTGCTTCAACGTCTTCTGCAAACCTCCAAGCGCGGCCATTGATTTTGATCGCGCGAATCATTCCTACCGCCATGATTTAGCCCCCTATCGTGATAGTTACTAGTGTACCTGATAGGTTTAAATTTCTATCAGCTAAAAATTGATCGTCTCTAATGCGTGCGTTACCGGATAGTATAACTGGGATAGCTCTATCAATTCGGTCTGGGTTTTGGTCATTAATCTCTACCACTAAATTCTTTTTAGTGAACTGGGATTCGTAAACCAAGCCTCTTGACTCCCACTGATCAGCAAGCGCTACTACTCTTGATGCTTCGATGTCTACATCAGTAGCCTTAGATTGATTTGTAGCCGCCTCCGCGCTGGCAACAATAACCTGGCCTACTCTGTCAGGGCTAGCCTTATCATTCTTAAGATCATAAGCCATGTTCCAGACTTTTCTCTTATTTACTTCTAGCTGCATTGCTGCATTGACTAAAGAAGCGGGGTGATAAAAACTTGTTATGTCACCTAGCACGATACCGGATGGGGTAGTGTATAAAACGGACACGCCGGCTTTTACAGCGGCGTCCCTGTTAGGATAAGCGCCTTTTCCACTTGCCCAGTCTTCACTTGCTACTTTAGGGCCATAAAAACCAACAAGAGAGGTTTTTTCGTAGTGGCTTGCAGCGTTAGAGTTTGCCTTTACTGCTACTGTAGCACAAACACCCGAAGCTATCTCGAAACCTAGTTCGGGATAATCAGGAGCTTGTACCCAGTCGTTAGCCGCGTCGGTTGTCCTCGCTGCGCCTCTTACCAAAGCCGCATTGAAGCCAGTAGAGCCAGCTACTGTAGAGCATGACCACGCGGTAGCAGGTCTATAGTCTAGCTCATCGTAAAGCCCGCCTGGATTCTCATCAGGAGTGCCGATAGCTGTTTTTGCAGCGTCCTGGGCTAGTGTCGAGTCTACTGGAAGGATAACATCAGTGATCCACTCGGTAGAGTTAGCGATAGCGTCGAAAGCGTCGGCTAAAACAGTGTCTTCGGCACCGGCACCACTTGCCATATCTGTAATGGCTGTGGTAACGCCTGCAGGCGAAAGCTCATCTACAGCAAGGTCTACAGAAATGTCAATGTTATTTGTTTCAGCGCCTTCCCATTTAGCTGTAAGAGCTACTGAGCCAGTTGTATTAACTGATGTTACAAGAGCGTTAGCGTCGGCGGCTAAAAGAGCTACCAAAGTATCGCCTATCACTGTGGCAGTGTCGCCAGAAGCAACGGTTACACTGTATCTATCGCCTGCTATATAGACTGCTACGTCGCCAGCGGCGGTAGCTACTGAGCCTGTAAAGTCTAAGATACCTGCGGCGGCTACTGCAGCTGCAGGGTCGGCAATAGGAAGCGCAAAGACGGGTATGCCGCCCTCGTGTACAGCCCATTGGCGAATAGTCGCCCTATGAATAGGGGAGCCATAACCGAAACGGGTACCCGCATCGTCTGGGCTAGTGATTCGGGATAATGCATTTTCAGTTACGCCACTAATGGCGGTGTACTGAAGCATAAGAGCTACCTGGGAGGGTAGATTTAGCGATTGGGCTCCAAAAGAGGTACTCAGAGTGGAAGTACCTAACGCGGACGCCCTACTGGTTGCGGCAATTGTCATGGGTAAACCCCCCTTTTTAATTTTGATTGGCTACTAAAGAATCCACTATGCTACTCAGGGCCGTACCTTCGTAACCAGCGTTGTCTTCTTGTACTGAAACCATAAATCTAAACCTAAACCCAACAACGGATTTAGACGTATCTGATTTTTTAACTGTGCCTATTTTCGAAATATTTCTAAACGTCGCTTTATTTATATTTATACCAAGAGCTGTCTCGGCTTTGTCAATAGTAGTCTGATTTAGTATTGTAGCGTAAATAAACGTTACTATAGCGTCACCTACTTTTTGCGCTACTACGCTAGATTCAGTTATCACGCCTTGGTCATTTGAAGCCGCTGCAGATACAAAAACATCAATGTTAAAAATCGGATCGTGTTGTTGAGGTCCTTGCTGTGTGGCACTACCAGGCTCTAAATTAGTCTCTGAGAAATATAAAAACACACCGTTTGGGTGCGAAGTATGAAATTGGTCTTCTGCAGGTTCGTACTCGAATACGTCTATCACAGTGTTAGCCGTTACAAAAGCCGCCCTTAAGTAATCTGCAAAAAAAGTTTGTGCTGCAAAAGCGTTTTTCATACTATCTCTATCTGTGTCAGGTTGTAAGTTATTACACCTAAATGTTTGTCTTCAAACCCGTCCTCTTCGATATTAAATGTCTCAATCGCTATTATACCGGGTTTGGGAGTCGTTTCAACTGTCCAAAAGCGTACCGGCTTTTCTGTTTGTGCTAATATCGTTGAAAGCCTTACTGTACAGTTCATTCGACTTGATGAAATGTCATCAGAAGGAAAAAGCTCGGCTGTCTTACCGATTTGGTTTACCTGGCCGTTTATCGTAAACGTTGTCAAGGTGTCTTGAGAGGTAAACTTAATAGACACTCCCCAATAGTCTGGGTCTTCTAGACTAGTAGCCAAGTGCTCTTCATGTTCATCAAGTAGGCTCATTTTCTACCCGTTAATTTGGACTTTCTTAAAAAATCCGTTTAATGTAAAGAATCTTAGTTTTGTAATGACTTCGCCTTTTCCAGTTTTAACTCTACGCCTTGTTAAGTCATTTACTAAAGACTTTGATAGCACGTCGCCTTTTTTAAGCTCTTTAAAGCCGCCTATCTTAAATCGTTCTTTGTCGCATACGTATTGATACAAAGTAACCTCATTTTAAAAACCCCCGCCGAAGCGGGGGGCCTGATCGCTAAAGTATGTCGTTCGCTTCTGCTTTGGCGGCGGCTTTCGCAGCGGCTTTCGCATCTGCTTTGGCTTTGGCTTTGGCAGCTTTCGCTTTCGCTTCTGCTAACGCTTTCGCGGCGGCTTCTGCTTTGGCTTTTGCTTCTGCGTCTGCTTTGGTTTTAACCTCAACGTCTAGAACGATAGGTCTTTTAGCAAGCATCCCAATTTTAACGAAATAGGGCAACCTGTCTTCATAGAGCTCAGTTTCTTCCAAAACATCACCTATGTTATACCTATCTTTTTTCTTACCGTAAAAAAAACCTTTTTTAACTACGTATTCCATTAGGCTACCACTCCAGTAATACGGCCTACACCGTCTACCTGTACAGGCGCGATAATAGGGGCGGTTTGAGTAATGATCTTATATCCTCTAGTGCCTTCTTTCTCAGCTGCAAAGTTGAGCATTCTAGCGTCTAGAAGGTTAGCACCCATAACTCGGCCAAACATATCGATTCCAGTTACTCGGCCCGGTCTTACACCGAAAACCATTTCGTAAACCTGTGCATCAATAGAGTCTTGAGTCATTTCGCCAGAACCAAAGTAGCGGTCATAACGAACGCCCATATCTGACATGAAAACTTCTTTTGTCGGCATGTAGTAAACTTCACTACCCGCATCGTCAAAATAGAAATCATCGTAAGTGAAAAGATGAAGGTCTCTAGCGCCTACTTTGATCCAACCCTGATAAATAGCGCCGGCTTCGACTAGCCTGGCAAATTTAGCAGGTACTTGAGGGATCTCGCCAGCAATAGGACTTCCGATAGCTACAAAAGACATCCTACGGCTTTCAGCTAGGGCCTTAATAACGTCGTTGTTATAAAACGCTGTCCAAGCGTCGCTACCAAGTACCATATACGTCGCTTTTGTATGCAACAAGTGTAGCTCATTCATCATTGGTTCAAGGTCGGTTGTAATAAGGTCGTAAGACGATGTAGTCCAAACTGAGCTTGCAGCTGCAGTAAGGCTAGCATTACGGCCATAATCTACAGTGTCGCCCGCTGCGTTAAACGAATGGTAGCCAAGACGTACCGCATCAGAAGCCAAAGCCTCTACTTTTCTAAACATAGGGCCTACGTGGTCTCTATGCTGATCAAAAGCAAGCGCTCTTGCACGTCTTGCAGGAGACCACGCCTCATAGGGGTTTTCGCCTGGGTATCGGTCTGTCAACTGGCTAGCGGTAATGTTACCGCGCTCTTCGATAAGTGGAAAAGGTACAGCTTTAGATGTGTACCTAGCCGACTTAGTTGTTTTAAGAGTAGAGCCAGTAATAGCCGAATCTACGCCCCTATCTCTAAACTTAGAAATAGTTTTTGTAGCCCGTATAATATCAATATCGATAGCTGTCTGATCTGTAAAAATAGAAAATCCATTATCTGGGTTTGCTATTGTGCTGAATAATGTTCCGTTTAAGACTTGCTCGCGCTCGTCAAACTTAGGAGCCATTACTTTCGTATAAACGCCATTAGCTGGTATTGTAGCTGCCATGGTATATCACCTTTCTTTCACTTAAGATTGTTGTGCCATTACAGCGCGGGTATCAACTGCGTAAATTCCTACTAGCTCAAGACACTGACGTGTAGTAAGCGCGGGCCCGTAGATAGCGTTAGCTGTCTCAATATCGTCTGTAACGTCGTATGTTAGCTGAAGCTCATCAACTTCGCCTTTGATTAGCGCTGTAATGTTAGTTAAAGCGCCACCACTAGCATCGTGTGCAGCTAAAAGTACCCCATTAGGTACATTAGAAGCTGGTACATACTTAGCAATAGCTTTACCACTAATGAAAACTACTTCACCTTTTACAAAAACACCAGTAGCCATAGTATAGTCGTCTCTTGCTTTTGCATTAGACGCCAGTACTAGAGGCTCAGTGTTGTTTTGTGTTGTCTGTATTAAATTTGCCATATCTGTAAAACTCCTTTAATTATGGTAATTCTTTAACCATTGCCTCTAGTTCTTTGTCTGTCATACCAGCGCTTTTGTCGGCCTCTTCAAGTTTTGTTTCTTTTGTCTTGATGGGGTCGGCGCTGTCATCCCTTGCGTCGGCAACCTTAGCGGCAGCTTTTGTAGCAGACATAACGGCG